CCAAGCGCCACGTCATAAGACGCAGGATTGAGCCTTTCAGGATTGAACGGATGGATCAGAGCGTGCTCAGCGCAAAGCGCACGAATCTCGTGATCAGGCAGCAACATTTAGGTCAGTAATCCCAGCGGACTCTAGGCCGTCCAGGACGCACGCCAAGGTGAATGAAACCTTTTGCTGCCCCATAACCCAAGCTGTAAGGCCAGCCCCCGTCAACCCAAGCCTGCACTGTGTAGATGTCGGCACCACCCACATAGAAGTCAACAGCGCCCGTGTCTGGGGCATCCATCAAATGTTCCGAACGACTTGAGCCGCCAACCCGTGCATTCACCTTCGGCGGTCTGTGGCCACTGGTAATAAAAATGGGGCCACCAAACTTGGCACGCACCTTTTCAAGGAATGGGCAGATCAGCTCAGACATCACATCGCACTGATACTGATGCAGGAAGCGCCGTTCCTCCTCGTCATTGCAAAGCTCGCCATAGGTGATATTTGGCGTCACCTTGAAGTAATACGGCTTATCAGGCGTCAGCTTGGTGTCATCCGTTAATGCCTTGGTGCCGCACAAAAACAAGTCCAGCTCATCACGCCGACGACGCACCAAGCCCTCAAGCACACCGCCGCCACCTTTGTTCCACCTAGGCAGCTCTTCCATCGCCACCTTCTGCGGGTTCTCGCCGTTATTCAGGCGCTTACGCAAGGTGCTATCAAGCAATGCGCCAGTGCCGACATTAAAAGCAAAACTGATCAATGCACACCGCTGATTATTCGTGAGCGGAACACTGATCTGATGATCAACAGCCTTGGCGAAACGCTCCACATCAGATGCCAGCAACGCGTCAGCATCAGCCTGGGTGATCTTCATGCCAACGGTTACGCCACTGCCTGTATGGCCATAACCCACGGTCGGGACATTGGCGGCGCACAAGTAACCCTCAAGCCTGCAGCCCTCCCACTTACGAATCAGGGCTATGGCTGGCCCTAGATCGTTCTCAGGTTGCTTGCCAGCTTGGCTCCACACCTTGAACCATTCCTGGTCACGACCCATCAACGAGTCGTCAGCCTTAAAGATCGCCTCTTCCAGTAAATGCAATGCAGCCTGCTGATGCGGCAGATTCTTGTAATACTTGAAAAGGTCAGTCAGGCGAACGGGTGCCTTCGTCATCTGCCCAGGGTGCTCTGATGTGGAGATTGTCTAAGTCAACGATTGGCGGGGGAATGACTGGCGGCTGGGTGTCATGCCACTCCTCAACAGCTCGGTCTATGCGTGGTTTCAATGTGGCTTGAAACTTCCAATCACGCGCAGCCTTGTTGAGCTGATGCCGCCAGTCCTTATCGCCAAAGCGCAGCAACCAAGTTGTGCCGCCTACTTTTTTCCGGCAACTACATTCAGAACCTTGATCAGCAGTTGAATCCAGCTGTTCTCACGCATAGGAAGCAGCGTGATGATTTCAGAGCCAGCCGCGGCCACAATGGCAATAACGGCAACAACAGTGGGGTCCATGGTGTTCTGGAAACTTCGCCAAGCCTAGTTCTATTTCCGGCCTTGTTCCAGCGTCCTAAGCCTGATTTCGTGATCGTCAAGACGTTCCTTGTGATCGCTGCGTAACGCGGTGATTTGCTCAAGAATTAAAGCAACGCGAGCATCCATCACACTGGCGCGCTTGTCAATACGCCACAAAGCACTAACGCCCGCAATGATCGCCGCGGTGACCAGTGGTGTCAGGAACGGATCCACGGCTGCATCTCGTTGAAGTCATTCTATCGATGGTGGCCGCCAAGGATCAGGCTGACCGCGCAGAATCGCCACCGCTCGCCGGTAATAGTCACAGTCCGTTTTGTTGGCCTTTTCTAGTGCCGTTTTAATCTTTCGCCAATTCTCTAGCGTTTGGGCATCCATTTATCTAGAGCATTTCGTCTGCTGTCTAAGCCGTTCCACCTCGGCTTTCAATACTTCAATAGCGGAATCTTGTTTAACATCGTCCGGCAGTGCGCCCATCTCACCACGCGGCCACTTAATTCTGAACTCGGTGTTTTGCTCCACGTTCATGTTGAGCTTCATCAGCTCGTGTTCGATGTGGAACATCTTTGAGTTGACGCCACTAGCCCACCAGACAGCAATACCAGCCTGCACGGCGATAGCAAGGATGCCGCCGATCAGCTCCAGGTTGATTTTGTCCACAGCAGCTAAACGGCTAGCAGCCGTCCCTGAGTTGTTGCTGTAGGTATTCTCGCAAGGCTCTATCGTTTGGCGTTTTGTCTGCCTTTAGATCCAGCTCGAAAATGCGATCCCGTAGTTGCTGTTTACGGGCTTGGCAAAACTGCTGTTTGACCTCTGCTGACTTGGCGTAACGCGAGTCGATGGTGACCGTCGTCGCCACAACAGTGGTTAGCAAAGCAAGCGCACCACCGAGCAGCGACAAACGGTTGTCCATTTATCTGCCCTGACCGCGCAAGGGCTTCTTACCGCGCCGACGTGGGCGGGAATGTTGCCCGTAACCCTGAGATGTGGTCTTGGGGCGACCGGCTTTGTGATCAACCCGCCCCAGTGCAGTCTTTGACTTGACCGCCATTACCAGGGCACTCCGTTGATTTTGCTCGGGCTGATTAGTTCAGCGATAGGAGCTTCAAGGGCTGCTTCGATTTCGGCAACCTTGTCAGCACCGCCCAGGGCTTCTTTGACCCAGCCGATCACTTGATCTTCTTGGAGCTGATCAAACGGGATCAGGGTGCCAGGGCGCTGAAAACCAACGCTGCCGTAAGCGCCGGAATTGTACGGATTGCCTTCGGGATCAAGGGTGTCGCTGATGCCCACCACCGAATAGTGCGCGGTGTAGACGTAGCCGTCTGAAACTTCGCGTTCCAGATTGTTGATCTTCCAGGTGAACGTGGTTGCCATGGTGTTAGCGGGTCAGGGTGGTTAGAGAGTAGGACTACTGGGCTTCAAGGGCAGCAACTTTGGCTTCAAGGGTTTCAATCCGCTCCATCGCTTCTTGAAGAGCTTTGACAGCTTTCATATAAAGAACGGAGTAGGCGACTGATTTTGTACTTGTATCTAGCTGATTACCTTCTGAATCAACATCGGGTCGTTCTTTAACCAAGCCTGGACTAACGGCTTCGACTTCCTGTGCGATTAAACCGATTTGCGTATGTGTACCGTAACCCGTTTCAGCTTTGAAATTAAAGTTTCGAACGGTGAGCTGCTTAATATCACTCCATTGAGAAGAAGCGTCAACGATGTTTTCTTTCAGTTTTTGATCGGAAATACCTGTGTATCGGTTGTTTGCATTTTCAGCGTCCCCATCACCTGCTATCAGGAACTTAACTGTACCGCCTGAAGTAATGCTGGTTGCACCAGTTGTAACCTGAAAAACTCGATCACTTGCTCCCGACAAAGTGTTGCGAACGTTAAACGTTCCACCGGTTGTAAAGTGCGCGAAACTACCACTTGCACTAATTCTCATCCGCTCCGTCGGGCTGCTAGATCCGTCGGCAGTAGTGGAGAACTCTAGTCTGGACGGCTGATCAGATCCATCAGTCCAAGTTGCTCCGTCCTGCCTTACGCGAATCTCTGAGTGGGTGCTATCACCGTTTGCGGTGAAACGTAAAACACCAAGCGTATTTCCGTTGCCAGGACCACTAGAACCTGCGTAACCAATACCGATACAGCCGTCGCCACCGCCGCCGCCGACAGGACCTTTGGCGAGGATTTTGATGTTGTCTGTAGGTGCAGTAGACGTGCCCACCAACAGGCGTCCCGATGTATCGACCCTGAAACGCTCTGTACTGTTTGATTGAAAGACTAGCAGACCATTTTCTTGGTTATGAAAATATACGTCGTTGTTATTTACTTGAAGTTGGAAGCCATCACTGTTAGTGGACCCTGTTACTGAATTGGTAATGTGAAGGCGAGCATCAACACCAGAAGAGTTGTTAACCTGCAATAGCTGGTTAGGCGCATTAGTGCCAATCCCGACGCGGTCGTTCCCCGCATCAACAAAGAACAGGTTGGCGTTTGTATCACCTTCAATTCTGAAATCAATATCCTCGCCGCCATCGTTAAACACCACTTCGCTGGTGCCGAACTCAACCCGCTCAACGCCGTTGGTTGCAATACCTAGCTGATTAGCAGCAGGGCGGAAGAATCCGGTATCCAGGTCAGACGCAAAGGCAAGACCCGGTGCTCCAACCGTGCCGTCTTCCATCAGCATCGTGCCATCCAGCTCTTGGATGGTGACCCAAGCGTTATCAGCAGCGTTTCTTAGCTTGAGCTGCCCAGCCGTTGTATCCGCCCACCACATGTAGGCGTAAGTGGTCGTCGGCTCAGTAGCACTGCTGTTGTTGCTGACGATGGCAGCCAGCGCGTTGTTCAAGTCACTACGGACTGCCGCACCAGTGCCATTGGCAATTACATAGTCATGGGTTGCCATGTCTTAGTCCGCGTCAGAACAGCATTTAGCCCACTTTAGACCGCCTTGCCATAACCAACAGCCTGCCATGTGAAATTACGGTCCACGTTGCTGCCGCCGCTGTCCAGCACATCCACGTCAAAGCCAGTGCTAGTCACGTTGCTGACGTTGACACGCTCGCCTGCGCCAAGGTTCTGCACCGTGATGCCAACACTTGGCAAATAAGCATTGACGCCGCCAAGGCTTGCTGTACCAGTGAAGAACGCCTTGTCAAACGTCACGCTCTTAGTGCTGGTGCCACTAGCGACCGCGCTGGTGCTTTGCTCTTGCCGACGTTGGAAGGTGGCGTCATAGCCAAGCTCATCAATCAAAATGTTCTGGGCAGGATCCTGACTTTGCAGCTCTGCCTTGAACTGGAAGCCGCGCCCCTGATAGCTGCCGCTCTTAAATTCCTGCCAGTTGCCGTAAGTCGGTGTGCCAGCAGGGTCGTCAGTTGTAGAGCGCAGATACAGCTTGGCGTTGACATCATCAATGGTGCCACCATCCCAATCGGTCCAAGTGTCAACGTTGCCTGTTCGGGAATCCATCAAATCGTTGGGGAAAAAGCCGCGAGTGACGAAATAGCGGCTCAGGTCAACAGCAAAAGTTGCGCCAAGATCCAACGTGTTAACAAATTCATATTCACCACTGGTAAGCACATCACCGGCAAAGTCAAACGATGAGATCAGATCGAAATCGGTGATGCTGTCAATGTCAGTGTCGCCATCAAGCGTGAGCGCATCAAACTCATCGCTGTAAAACACATCGGTTTTATTGCCTTGGAATGGCGGAACGTCTGCATCTTCACGCCGTTGCTGGATGATCAGTTTGCCTAATGCATCTGGCAGATCGACCAAAACACTGACCGCATTGGTGCTTAGTCGTCCGCCGTCATCTTCAAACTTGACAAGGATTTCACCTTCAACCAGCGGCACAATTACTTCATCTGTTGCGCCGGAAACGGCATTGACCAGATCGACTGAGTTGCTCCAGGTGCCTGAGCCATCGGTAAGCGAGCTATGGCGAATGTGTACCTTGCCGCCGACTTTCACGTCTAGCTCAGTCGCTTGCGTCCACTTCAGGCGAGCGCTGTTGGCATTGATAGGCTCTAAGGTCAGCCCGCTGACATCAAATGGAACGGCGGTTTTGCCAACCAACGTGATATCCGAGCTTGCGGTATCGCTAGGACGATTTAGATAGTTGTAAGCCTGAATTTGTACCTTAAGCGTTCCAGCCCGCAAGCCTTTCAGCGTGATCGACTTGTTGGTTGTCGTGACGGTTTGGATGTTGTCGTTGTCGATCCGATATTGGACGCGATATTCGTTTGTTCGCAGTCCGTTGTGCTGCCAACTCAGATCGTATGCAGTAAAAACGCTCTGACCGTCTTGGTACAGATACTCATTGCCGGTGATATTGCTGACTGCATCGGGCTTCTCTGACAAGTTGGAAATATCACGTTGTTGCAGCTTGATGTCAGATTCAATCGCCGCATAAATTGATTCGTTATACGCCAGCGCAGTGACGCCGTAGATGCCGTCGCCAGATTCGGCAACGTTTAACACGCGGAATTGTTGGGATTCAATATCACTGGTCTGGATCAGCCAAACAGCGTTGGCGTTGGGTGCTTCGCTAAATGCACTGCTGACCGTAATTGCGGTGCCGCTGATGCTGCTAATGGTTTTGGTTTCCACCAAGCCGGTGGGCATCATCACCGAAAGCGTTGGGCTGTTTGACAGGTTGACCGACAGGTTGGTGTCGCTATCAACCGTGATGACGGTGGTTGTTGCGCTGTTGACGCGACCACTGCGGCGTGTACCACCACGGAGCGGGTCCGCAACGTCGATCACCATTCCGGGGCGCAGAATAATCCCGCTATCAATCGACACCGAGAAGGTGACGGTTTCAGTCAGGTTTTGCTCGGACAGCAGCGCCCACTTACCAGCACGGTGCGCCTGACCTTGGCTGTAGCAGCCCAGCGCCTTGATGTCCTTGTTGATAATGCCGTATTTGGCAACGGCGTCTTGGTCTTCGACGTATTCGTAGGCGACTTCGCCTTGGGTGTCGTATTCCTGGTAGGCAACCGTCGCGGTGGTGTGCCGCGCCTTCTGTGATGTGCCCGAATAATTGAAGATGCCGTCTACAACATTGC